AGCTTTTTATAGGCGTAGTTGTTTCAAATGATATATATTGGTTTCCACAAGGCGTATTCATTACAAAATCGGCAACAGCGCATGGCAAAGCATTAGCAATCGAAGGTATTGATAAATACGGTTTTCTAAATGGCGAATTAAATGCAAGAATGTGTTTGGTAGAATATCAAGCTAGTGTTACAAATTCTAAAAAAGGAACAAAAATTGCCGACCTTATTCGAGATACTTTGATGTTAGATTTAGGCAATAACATTCCGCTTGACCCCGTTGAACCTTTAATTGATCCAATCTTTTATGATGCAGAATTATATGACGATATTGTGGTTGACGAGGGTGGGTACCTTGGTGAAATATTCGATAAGTTGGCTGAAATGTATGGTGCTAACATTTATTACGATGTCAACGGCAGGCTTAGAATGGAAAGGGTATTTAACTATAATCTTCCCTCTTGGTATAGGCATCTATCGCCACAAAGTAATCTGGGTGAAGTCGATATAGCTGAAACCGACATTGATGTTCAATATAATTATGACGGTGTAAACATTGTGACAGTTACTACGGATAACACTAACGGCGAGATATATTCCTATACAGCAAAAAATGAAAACCCACAGTCCCCAGTTTGTATAACCTCGGTAGGATATAAGGGATTGGACGGCGGTACTTATTATATAAGTCTTGGCGATACAACGCTAGATAGTGGCGAAGAAAAATGTAGAATGCAGGCGGAGTATATACTGCTACAGAATACCTGTATGGGAACTTCGGTAAGTTTTAATTATCCGAGTCTTCCCCACCTTGACGTTGACAACACAATTGAATTTACAAACGAATATTACAAATTTAAAAAGCAACTTTTTCTTATTCAATCATTAACCATTCCTCTTAGCAATGGAGAGATGACTATTGAAGCCACTAATCTGCAATGGTTACCATTTGATACGGACTGTATTTCGATTTACTGTGAAACTTTAAGCGATACAGTGGCAATATCTTATAACACGAATGGTGGCAAGGACAAAGGCGGCAATACTATCACTTATAAGAGCATTAACCAAGCCCCTAATAAACAAATCGTTTTACAAGGTGGGGATATGTATAACGAGAATAAATTGTTCGCATGGACGGATAGTCAAGGCAATAAATACAATTATGGCGACATGTATACTATACCAAATAACAACACAACATTGACAGCTCAATGGATAGCAGGAAATGAAGTTACAGTTACCAATACATTGCCGACAGATAGTACGGTAGAATTTCAATCTATGTCACCGTCACGTTGTTTAATACGTTATGACGACAATGAAGTAGTTAGGCGTAATACAAACGCAATTTCAACATTTAAAAAGAATTATTCTTTGGGTACGCACGATACAACCATCGTGTCTGAGAGTGATGATTTAACCAACTTTGATAATGCTTTTGATAAAGGAACAACTACAAAGATAGATTGTTCCAAAGTAAAAGCTACCTACCTCACTTCACCTATGGGAAACGGATTTGAGAATATAACAGACTTTGTTTTCCCTGCTAATCTTGCGAACATTTCGACCAGTGAGGGTGTGTTGTCAGGCTGTAAAAAACTTACCAATATTGCATTTCCTACAGTATATTGTGATATTTCAAGCCCCGAATCGTTTCTTGCTAATAGTACATTCGTCAATGGTTTGGAACTACCTTACACCTTGAATTTCGTACCAATGGTTTCAGTTGATGGGCAAACAGGTATCGAAGAAATAAAGCGAAATGAGATACTAAAAGGAAGTCATGTTATTGGAAACTTAACTATCAAAGCGGCAACTACGAATAAATGCGTAGTGTATGTAAATAAAGAAACAACAAGTTTAGTCATTTATCCTGCGACAGTGCAGGGAAGATTCTATCTTATGGGCAAAGGTATTGACGGAGATTTATCTGGACTTCAAAGTATACAAATTGGGCGATCTACTAACATTAACGACACCGATGGTTTCGCAAGTAATACATCGGCAAACATAAATCTGAGTTTGGACTTTCAATCGGGTAATTGTACTACCAAAATACCTAAAAACGCTTTTAATGGCTATAGTGGTAATACGATTAATGTTGTAATTTATGGTAATGTGACCGACAGCAATGGTATTACGCTTGAAAGCGGATCGTTCTGCAATATGCCTAATATGACAAAATTGCCAATGACAAATAGTACAAGCTTAAAAGTTATACCTAAGAACTGTATGAATAATTTAACATCATTAACTTCAGCGACTACAGGCTATGTGGTTGACGTTGAGGGTTGTAACGATATGCCTAATCTGACAACTCTAAGAATTGAAAGTTCTTGCGAAATAGTAAACGGATTTAATAACTGCCCTAAATTGAAAAGTTTGTCATTCATGAGTGATGGAAAAGTAAAAGAGATTGGTGGTTTAAATAATAATATTATTACAACATTTTATATTCCAAATATGGCTTTGTCTGTATCGGGCGTGAATAATTGCTCTGCATTAACAACGGTTGTTATTGGAGCTTCTTTGACTAGCTTTACAGGGTTTAATAATTGTCCTAAGTTAAACAAGTTTACTGTGGATAGTTTTAACACTACTTTTAAAGTCGTTGATAATAACCTCTACCAAGGGAATAAACTCTGCCGTGTTCCAATGAGTAAATCAGATATTGTGGTAACAAATGGTACAACGGAAATCATGAGTAATGCTATTCAGGTTGTTTTTGCAAACAGTATTTCTATTCCAAATGGTTGCATTTTAGCTAACGACTCAATCAAATGTCAAAGCGTAGGTCAAATTATTTTCCATACTTCTTTTAATACAAAAACTGGGAAATATAATAATTTAACTATGACCGATTTTAGTACCCTTGATAATGTACAAGTCGGAACTATTTTCACATATGGAAATGGTATAACAGATACTACAAACGCAAATTGTTTGCCTGTTGTCAAATACTGTATAGAACATGACATTAATTATATTGATATGAACGAAACAAATACTAACGCTCGTGGAGTTATTGGAATAAGCGGTAATGCAGAATTGGACGGTGATAATTAATGATAAATACTTATACTTGTATACCAAATCAAACTTCATCAGAAACCGTGTTTGCAGACCTTAAAACATTTTTTGAAGACAAATGGACATGGAGTAAAATTGAAACAAATTATCCTGATAGTAAGTCCACCGATTATAACACTTTGACATTTTGGATTGATGATACAACGTACTTTAGAATAATGTTTGACCCTGCAAAGTCACGTTATTGGGCTGGGTGTGGTGAATATGACTCTTCCCAAACGTCACCATATGCTGATTATGTCAGCTTTACCTATAGTAAATTTGATAGTGTTATGTTATATACTACAAGTCGGGGAATGTTGATTTTGTTTAAAAGTGGAGATAATGACTATGTATTAGGTGGGGGTATTGCAAAGATGAGAAAGCTGTCCGATGATACAGAGATAACAGGTTTCTTTACCCCTACTTCAAATTCAGGACATCAAGGAAGTAAAATGGCAAGTTTGTATAATATGTTTAGTCAAAGTTTGCACAATGGCGGTACGAACCTTGTACCACAAGTTGATTTTAATATACCATTGAATAGCACAGTTGAGGGGCAATACGCTGCTAAAACTGACGGAATATTCTATGTTTATATGGGACAAGACAGTGTGTTTCCTGCTGACGGAACTGTTGTAAAATTCACAATGAATGGCGTTAATTATGTGGGTAACTGCAAAATGGTTTTAGCTGATTATTCGTAAAGGCGGTGTACAGAATGTCTAAAATGAATAAGCTGATTAAGGAAAGTCAAGATAATAAAAAAACACTTGGTTATACCTATGGAACAGTTAAAAGCTACGACTCTACAAACTGCACGGCTGTTGTTTCGCTATTAGAGTATAATGGTGCTGAAAAATCTTTCTTGAATAAATCAGGTGAGATTTTAAGCATGGGAGATAGCGTGTGGATCTATTTCCGTGGTGGTGGTATAAACGCTGGCTACATTGCTATTAGGAATGGCAAACCTATACCTCTAGGAAGTCAAAATTCTAGCGTAGGACGATTTGTTGAATACGTTGATAGTGGTGGTAGTAGACACATCTCAGAAAAGTTTAATTATTATGGCAGTTCTTATTTTTATACTATAGCCCCTGATGGAACAGAACAGATTACTATTTATCTTGAAAATATCGCTCATGGTGATTATAACCATGTTGAAGGTCAAGCAAACCATTGTTACGAATATAGTTATGACAGCAATAATTATATTGATTTTTCAGAAATGAAAACTAACAGTATGTTACATATGTTACCCTATGCTCGTGGAAATAGCAGTTTAAATTCCTTAACAGGCTTTAATAATACTAGCGTTGGTGGATTTTCTAATCACGTCAGTGGTATGTGGAATACGTCTGAATATAGTGTGGCGGTTGATTGTAGTGGTGCAAAAAATACTGTTTCCAATTCTCGTGATACATATGTTAATGGTATGAATAATATGCTAGAGGGTGTAGCTGATAGTATTGTAGTTGGCACATTGAATACTGTTAAGGGTGACAAAACTAAAGACCAAATGGCAAAATGTAATACCGTGTTTGGATATAATAACGAAATTATAAATTATGATAATTGTTTCGTTGCAGGCTCACATAATCGTGCCACAGCAGATAACCAAACCGTTATAGGCGTCAATGCAAAACGAACTTATAAAAGCTCGGAAAATGCTGACATACTATTTAATATAGGAAATGGTTCTGCAAGCCAAAACTCTGCAATGCAAGTAGATTTTTCTGGCAATGTTTATGCTGGCGGTGCGTACAAAACTATTGGTGCTGACTATGCCGAATATTTTGAATGGCTTGACGGAAATGTTGATAATCAAGATAGGATCGGATTATTCGTTACGCTTGACGGTGATAAAATCAAGCTTGCAAATAAAGACGATTATATCCTTGGTGTTATATCAGCCAACCCATCTATTGTTGGTAACTCTGCTGAATTAGATTGGCATGATAAATATAAAACAGATGTTTATGGACGGCTGATTTATGACGAGTCACACAATCTTATATTGAACGAAAACTATAATGATACGCTTGAATATATCCCTCGTGGGGCAAGAAAAGAGTATAGCAAAGTTGGCCTATTAGGACAATTAGTAGCTCAAGATGACGGAACGTGCGAGGCCAACGGATATTGTACGGCTAGTGTGAATGGCGTGGCAACCAAGTCAGATAGTGGTTATAGGGTTATCAAACGTATTGATGAAACACATATAAAAATAATACTTAAATAGAAAGAGGGCTAACAACCCTCTTTTATTATTGGAGGAAAAGTTATGAAAGAGATTATTACTCAGATGATTACAGAGTATTTGCCTGTAATTTTAACAGCGGTTATGACGGCTATTGTCGGTTTTGTAAAATCGAAGTATACAAAAATCGCAAATGACAGCATTAAGAAAGATGTGGCGGCTACAACGGTTAAGTACATAGAACAGATTTATAAAGACGTTCACGGCACAGAAAAGCTTGAAAAAGCTAAAGAAACCATGCTTGCCCTGCTTGAAGAAAAGGGCATTAAGATTTCCGATGTAGAGCTTGTTATCTTGCTTGAAAGTGCTGTTAAGGATATGAATTATAAATCACTCACAGATTTTATTGACGAGGTTAAGAATGGCGGTGAGTAATTATGAGCACGGTTAAGGAAATTGCTACCTACTGTGGAAGTATTACAACCATTTTGGCACTGATAACAATTATTGTTAAACCAATCAGGAATAGATTTGTAGAGTGGATTTCAAAAACAAGTGGCAAAGATAATCTAAATAAAAAAATAGATAAATTAACAGCATTAGTGGAAAGACAGGTAGAACAGAACCAAAGCATGGAAACTGAGTTACAAAAACAAAGTTTGGCTTTGCAGGCCACGCTGAGAAATTCTATTTTAGCGATTTATAATTCTAGAATGAAAGAAAATAGTATTTCACTGTACGAAAAAGAAAATCTCGCAAGACTATACGAAAGCTATTCGTCTATTGGTGGCAATAGTTTTGTACATAACTGTGTGGACGAATTGAACAAACTGCCCGTAAAAGAAGATTAATTGGAAAGGAAGTATACATATGGCAACAACAATAAAAGGTATAGATGTTTCTCATTGGCAGGGTACTAATGTAGATTTTAACAAAGTAAAAAAGGCAGGATATGACTTTGTTATGATAAACGCAGGCTACGGCAAATATATCGGTCAGAAAGACGAATGTTTTGAAACCAATTACAAAAAGGCAAAATCAGCAGGGCTTAAAGTTGGTGCTTATTGGTATTCATATGCTCTAACATCAGCAGATGCCGAATTAGAAGCCAAGGTGTTTCTTGAGGCGATCAAGGGTAAAACTTTTGAAATGCCTATTGCTTTTGATATAGAAGATAGTACACAGTGTAATTTGTCGGCTTCTACTATAGGTAGTATAATTAATGCTTTTTGCGGTTATTGTGAAAAGAAAAATTATTATGTAATGCTTTATAGCTATGCTGCTTTTCTTAACAGTAAAGTTCCTAGTGATTGTAAAAACAAATATTGTGTATGGCTTGCTGAATTTGACAAGTCAAAGCCTTCATACGGTGGTAGCTATGGTATGTGGCAGTACACAAGTAAAGGCTCGGTTTCAGGTGTAAATGGAAACTGTGATTGCAATTATGCCTATAAAGATTTTACCGCAATTATAAAGAAAAAGGGTCTTAATGGTTTTAAAAAGCAAAAAAACAATGAACTTTCGATACTCGAAAAGTCTGGTTATAAAAAGGGTGATAAGACCAGTGGTGTTCTTGCTCTAAAAGAAATGCTCATCATAGCCAAGGCAAGAAAACTTCACAACGTCACACTTGACGAAAATAGTATATTTGGCGAGGGTACTGAAAAGGCTGTTAATGCTCTGCTGAAAAAGTGGGGTTATAAGCAGAATAGTGTTGCAGGTGAGAAGTTTATCAAGAAGCTTGCAAGTGCTATTAAGTAATACTAATTGTTTTTGTTTTTAAAGGGCGGGGTAACACAGCTTCGCCCTTGTTATATTTTATTTATACGAAAGGAAGATGAACTATGGCGTATTGTGCTACAAACGGAAACCTGTATGAAAACGGAAAAGCTTTTGAGCTGAAAGTTGGCATTGGTGCTGATTTTAAAGTACAGGCTTCGGGAACTGGTAGTTTTCAGGTTGTAGGAAAACTGACTCAGAATGGTGCAGAGGAAGTGCTTATGATGGTTGATCTGAGCGACTTCTCAACAGTTGATACGATTACAACAGAAAATGTTTATGCAGGAGATGTTAGTGGTTACTATAGTGTAACTGTTAAAAATGTCAAGGGTGTAAACAAAATTTGGGGAACTATAACATATTAAGGAGGTGGATTTATGGCTACAGATATTATTGCTAGAGGTATGGCGGCTAATGCTAAAAAGTCTGTCACTGAATTAGGCAACAAGGTTGAAAGCGAAAAGTGGATTGGCACAAAAGCCGAGTGGGAAGCCGTTGATAAATCCACTATAAAAGACGGCACAATTGTATATATCACTGATGATAAAACGGTGATTTTATACGATAAAGCGGAAATGGAAAAGATAGCCGCACAGGTCGCCGCAGACCGCAAAGCCGCTGAGACCGCCGCACAGACAGCACAATCCATAGCTGATAGTCTGCCAGACGATTATGTAACGGC